CGCAGGCCCACATTAAACCCGTCATCCGCCTCATATTCCGTATTCACCCGCCACCAGCCAATGCCACCCTGCACCTGATGCTCAGTGGCGGTGTCATACGCAACCTGGGCCGACGATACGTACTCAATATGGCGGATTATGCCCTCGTAGATGTCGGCCGAGGCCTTGGTGGTTTCATCTGATACCGGATTAACCCGCACCTGCGGCTTGTTCTGCTTGGCGTCATTCACCACCATCAGACAATGCTGCCGCGTCTTGTTAATGGTTAATGAGGGCCTGTCGCCCCGCTCACCCTCCTCTCCCCACTGCCACCGATTGTCGGCATCGGCATTGCAGAATTTCACGTCCTCCACAAAGGCACGCCGGAAATCACTCTCCCAATCCAATATCCGGCGGTAGCGCACTCTGGCCTCGTGCAATACCTCCTCGTCCGTCTCCGGCTCATCGAAGTCGGCGTCCCGCTCCCCTACCCTTGGTGCAGGATCGCGATAGCCCCACGTACTGCGGATGGCGTCACTCATCGCCGCCTCGCCGCCATCATCGCCTCAAACACAATCCTCTCCAGAACCTCGCGATCCACACTCTCCACCCACTGCCTCACCTCATCCCGCGTCAGCCACGCAATGTCCTCGCCATCAATCTCAATCACACGCGCTCCCTCTCGTCGCTTCTCCTTCTCCCTCGCCCTCATATCCGCAGCCAGTTCACATTGCGCCGCGGATAGTGCTGCTTCTTGCTGCGCCTCGCATACTGCGCCCGCTCCCGGTCCGTCATCGCCACCGCTACATACCGCAGCGCATCGGCCCCATGACTGGCTCCGTCATGCAAGGGCTGCCGGCTATACTGCCCCGTTACCGGGTCCACGTCGTAGCGGTAACGGCGTAGGCTCTGAATACCGTCTATGCATCTGGTGCGGTCAAACCACATGGTGGGAAACAGCGTCCTGGTGGCATTGATGCCGTCCGCAATGGACAACCGGGGCACAATCCGCACCCGCCACCCGGCATTTCTGGCTATCTCCTCAATGCTCCGCCCCGTCCCCAGCGACTTCGCCTGCGCATCATGCGGCAACCACATCGTCCGATACGTGTATCTACGTTTGTGTAGCAACTGTAGATACTCGCCGAAGGGACGCTGACTGTCCTCCTCGTAGTCGATGAGACGCACCTCGTTCTGTACGTGCTGCACGAACCATATGCTCGTGCTGTCCGACCACCCAAGGTCTATGTAAATGTCTATGGGGCGGGTGGGGTCAGGCGTGATTTGGGTTATCCTCCCCTCCTCCGTCGCTTCCCGTATCTCCCTCGCATATATCGCCCCGTCCAGCGTGTGCCGACATTCCCCCAACCATACATGCTGATACGCATCGGGATCGCGGAGCTTGAGGTGCTCCATCTCCGCTTTCAGCACCGACGGCAGCCACGGATTGTCGTGGTAGTTGATGTTGATCAGAGTGGCCTCGGGCGGCGGATGCATGACAAACCGCTCATACGTCGCATCCGTCTCCAACTGCGGGTTCAGCGTAATGATGATCTCAGAGTTTTCCTTGCGTATGGTGGGAATGAGCACCTCCCATGACGCGTTGCTCACCGTCTGCGCCTCCTCCACCCACACACGGTCTATGCCCTCGAGGCTGCGTATCCTGCCAACGTTGTGTCTGAGGCCCTCGAAGATAAACTCTGAGCCGTTGGTGCCACGTATCCCCTTCTCCAGTATCTCGAACCGGTCATTCAGCCGGTGACGCTCTATCATGTCGCCGAGTAGTCTGTGTACGCTTTCGCGGATGCTGGACTGGAACTCTCTGCAGCAGAGTACGCGCAGCGGAGTGGCCGCAGCCTGGCTCAGGAGATACGTCGCCACACCGTGGCTCTTGCCGGCACCTCGGCCACCATACAACACCTTGTAGCGGGCCGGTCGGAATAACGGCGCTAGCTTCTCCGGGAATTGCGCTACCGCCTCACTCACCGCTACTTGCTCCTTCCGCGCGGATGGAACTCATACTTGCGCAGTATGCGGATACGCGAACCATCAAAGACAATGTGCGACGGAGCACCGCCTCGGTAATCCGGATAGGTGATGCCAGGCACCCCAGCAGCCTTCAGCCGACGTATCGCCCCAGCGTCGTTTAACGCCGCCTGCTCCGCCGGATGGAGCTTGCCGTAATCCAGAAACGCCGCAGGATCGGCGTCGATGTGAACCTGATACATGTGCGGATCAGCGTAATCGGAAGCCAACTTCTCGTCCTGGGTGAAGAAATGTCCCGCCTCATCTGGATGCAACTTGCTCGAGTCGAAGCGGTCGAAGTCGTGCGCGCTGCCGTGATAAGCGATAATGCCCGGATGCCGTGCAGGCAATGGCATCGGAGATGCCAGAACATTTGCCCGCGGCGAGGCTGGCATCAGGGCATTGTAGCTCATGTCGCCTGGGTTGCGCATGGGCGTATATGCTGGTGTATATACACTGAAATTTCTGGGAGTAACGGGGGCGAGATAGGGGGACCCATCCGGTCGGCATGGTCCTGATGCGGGGTGCACCCCGGGGTCTCGTCGCGAGGGGGACGGCACCGGTCGGCCCCCGGCCTCTGACATGCCGTTTCCCGGGCCTGGGAGGCACCGCCAGCGGCTCGCAGCGATGGGGCCGCTACCCCTGTAGCGGAGGCCGTGTAGCGCGCTCCTGCGGCGCATCCACGCTCGCCATTTGTCCTGATGCACACTGCGTCGTTGGTTTCCACTTTCTGAGACGCGTGAGACAGTCGTTGCGGGCGTTTACAATGGCCGGGTGTGTCTGGAAACGGTCGTTTGAATGCGTGGCCACGATATCCGCTAGCTCTGTACGAGTATATACATTCGTCATTTCTGCTGATGTAGACTGCGTTTACAGAGAATGCGTGTGTCATTCGCTTATCTCTGCCTCGAGCACAGGCGTGACGACGGACGAAGGTGCGACGAACTGGATCTTCAACACGCCGATGTTGTCAGCGCTGATGCTGAGCCGCGGATCACCGCTCGGCATGGTCTTGTCGATGATGGCAAGCGCTACCTTCACACGCAGCGATGGCTCTGCTTCGTCGTCGCGCAGCACGCGAATGCAGTAGTCGACAGCATCGGGTGCAGAGCGGCGCAGTTTGCGGATTGCGTTGTCGACATCAGCGCTGCGCCGCGGGGACTTGTGGCCTTTTGCGAAGGCTCCGCGGGGCCTGAGGTTGGCGATTGAGGCGGGTTGGACGAGCGCGGACATATCGCCTTCAGCCTTCAGCCTTCAACTGCCAGAAGCGTTACGAGCAGACAATGGTTGAGGCCAAAAGCGCGCATAGCGAGCACCGGTGGTGTGGCAATTTGGTAACAGCCACAATGGGTTGTGGTCAAGAGCGTTTCCTCCCATTCGGTAACGGGTTAAGCGCGTCGAGTTGTGTGGGGGAGAGCCATGCGGTGCGAAGAGGCAATCCGGTGAGTGCGTCGAGTTGCTGCGAGCGGTTGCGTGTTGGTTCGTGGGGCTGCAGTGCCTGTAGCGTCTGGGCGACGGCGTCGATTTCTGCGTCGGTGGGGCCGCGTTTGGTGTGTGGCGCATCGTCCCAGCCTGCGCGAGCGGCGATTTCTGCGGCTTTTGGGACGTTGGTGACGAGCCAGGCGAAGGCTCTGGGTCGGTGTTTGCGGACGCGGTCGAGGCCGAGGCGCAGTCGGATCCAGTTTTCGGCCCAGGCGCGATCTTCTGGTTCGAGGGTGTCAGGTGTCATGGTCGTTGAAGTCCTGTGCCATGGCGCGAAGGCGGAGCATGCCGGCTTCGTCTTCGTCTGGCGGACGCGCAGCGGAAGCGCGTGCGTCCTGCAGACGCACGACGCGCTTCTGCGCAGCGTCGTCTGGTACGAAAGAATCAGAATCCCTTGTAGAGGGATTCTGATTCTTTCTTCTGCTTCTGTGTGATGCAAAATCACCCTCTTGCATATGCAAACCGGCCCCGTTGGTTTTCTTTTGCACATGCAAATTCTGGGAGGAATGGCTGTTTTCCGCCGTTTCCCAGCGTTGTTGTGCCGCCTGCTCACGGTGAGCTGAAGTGACTCCTGTTTGTATCATCCGTGGACTCACAATGGCTCCTCTGTGGTCGGACTGAGCCACCTTCTTCGTAATGAGTTCCTGCATCCAGAGGTTCCAATCGCGTCGTCTTGTGCCGCGTGGGGCGGTGAGGTCGAAGAGTTGGTCGTTGGATGGAATGGCGCCTTTGATGGTGACGGAGCCGTATGGTTCGCCTTGTGCGGCGAGACAGAGGAGGGCCATCCACAATCCTCGCGCTGGCAGCGAGCATAGGTTGAGGGCGCTGTCGTTAGCCCAGTCAGCCCAGAAGAATTTGGCCCATCGTAATCGGCTCACGTCGCCCCCCGACGCTTCGTTGCGTCACACATCGAGTTTGTGTTGCCGCCTCTCCAGTTGCGCTATCAGCAGCAGTTGGGAGCGGCGCCAGAAGGTGCCGCCCTTGGGAAATGCCTCGTTGGGTTCGCAGTGATGGTCTGGTGTGCAGCGGTGAATTTGCAGGCCCAGCAGTTCGCCTGACATATCCTCGAGAATGAGTAGCCACACTGGCAACCCGGTGGTGAGGCTGATGCGTTTGTAGTGGCGCCAGTTGGCGGTATCGACGCCGTGCGTATAGCAATACCCTTTGGCGTACCAGCCCGGCGCGGTTTTGGTTTTGACTTCGACGTAGAAGGGTTGGCCGAGTTTGCGCGGGTCGATAATCTGGAAGTCCGGCAGGATGAGATTGCAGCGGGCGCCCATCAGCATTGGCGCGCCGATGCCGTCGACGTTGCGGATGTTGCACAGCCGGGTGACGAACAGGTCCCGCTGCTTAAGCCAGTCCTCGACGCGCGCTTCGCCATAGGTGCCAAAGCGGGCGGTGGGCGAGGTGGGGACGAAGGTCACCGGATGAAGCCGAATGCGCCGAAGACGTGACCGAAACTGGCAGCATTCGGGCCGAAGTAGAAAAACGTGTGGCCTTGTGTGGGGGCCTCGCCCAATTCGCCGTCGCGGCCGACAAACCGGATGCGGCCCAGCGTAAAGCACAACAGGCGCGCCTGGTATGCGGCTGAATGAAACCAGCGTGTATCGGTATTATTGTGAGTGAGCAGCACGCCTTCGGTCACTCTGGCGCCGCTGTGCTCCGCAAGCAGTTTGGCCACAAACTTATCGATGAGGCCGGCTTCGTAAGGGGGATTGAGCCACACGCGGCCGTGCCATGGCTGCACCAGGCCATTGTCGGCCGCAGTGTAACAAACCGCTGCCTTTACTGTGCGTTGGGCAATGGCGTGGGTGGCTGGGTCTAAGTCAATGCCGCCCATGACTTGACGCGCTGCCTCGATATACTGCGCCGGCGTAAACCATTCATTCTCGCCAGTCTCGACGCTGTGGCGATTGACCTCGGGCTCCAGCAAAGCCTTGCGATGCGCGCCGAGAATGATGCGCTCGCGGTAAGCGTCGATGTTCTCCGGGGAAGTCCAGGCGTCCCAGCGGGAAACCGTCGGCTGAGCGATCCCCCACTCGGCTTCAGCCTCGGTTACCGACATTTCTTGATAATGTCCATTGGCATTATCAATCCAGCGCTCCCCCCCCTTCCGATGAACCGTACCCTTCCAGCGAGCGACAAACTTCTTTTGCTCCTCAACCTTCTCGTCAACCGCAGCCCTGAGCGCCGGCCACTCCTTCAGCTTACGGAAGGTGACGATATCGCCGTCCAGATGCGCAATCTTCTCGCGCGTCTGGGCTGGATTGAATTGGGTGAGCGCGGTCTCACCATACCGGATTAGCTCCGCCATTACTTCCCCCCTACTTCACGCGCACTACATAATCATTCTCATCCACCACTATTCTCTGTCCGGTGTCGTCCATCATTACTTCCTCGCACCGGTAGCACCAGACGTAGTCATCTGCGATGGGCGTCCATGCTTCGTCGCCGCAATGCGGGCAGGCCCAGACGCGCAGAACATCCTCGGTCATGCGGCGATCCGCGTGCGTCGGTGCCGCGGCACATTCCACTGGTCGAGCAGCGCGAGCACTGCGTCAGCGTCGCGTGCAACAGCCCACCGTCCCTCGGCTTTGATGATCTCGCCGGCGAGCTCGCGTTGCGCCGGTGTGAGCCGTCCGTCCGCCGCCTTCAGCTCGATCCAGTGCGCGCGGCCGTGGTGTTCGACATACAGATCGCCCAGCCCCGCAATGATGCCGCGGCGCACACGCGTTGCCGGGATGCCGCCATAGTTGGCATGGTCGATGCTGCACCACCACACGCCCCACGGCGAGGCGTGGCCAGCCGGCGCAATCTCAATGGCAAGCAACTTCGCGATTTGCGCTTGCAACGCATGTTCGCGCGTAACTGTCGGTTGCAGGCGGAATGGGCGTGGTTTGCGCGCCACCACGACCAGTTCCTTAGCCTACGCGCGCAGGCTTGCCGTTGGACCGCAGCGGCGAGTGCTTGTGGATGTCCTCCAGCGTCAGCGGATAGCGGGCGCGCCGCGCAATCTCCAGCAGCAGCGGCCAATGCCGTGCCGGAATGCCGTCGTCCTTCCAGTGGCAGATGGTGGAGTTGGCCTTGCCAAAGCGCCGCCCCAGCTCAGCCTGCCCGCCGAGGCGCTCCGCCAGGTCATCGATGATGCGAGCGTGCTCCACTCCCGCAGCATGCCCGAAAACTTGCCAATCTGGCAAGCAGAAGACAGGGTGATTTTGCCACCCCAACGCGATTGTCTTTTATCCCCAAAGCTTTTACATAAGGCCGTTGCCTAATAGGCAACTTATCGTGTCTGGGCGGTTGTGGAGAGAATGCCGAAAAACAACTATGCTCTGGATATGGCCAAACGGGTTCGGCAGGGCACGCTTGCCCAGGTTGGGCGGCATCTGCGCATGTTGCGCACTGCGTTAGGGCATTCTCAGCAGGACTGGGCATACGCCCTGCAGATTACCCCCCAGGTGCTCAACAAGTGGGAAAGCGGAAAACGTCAGCCCAATATCGAGGTGTTATTCCGTATCTGCGACAGCTTCGGTTGCTCGCTGGACTTTATTTTCCGCGGTAAAATGCGCGCGTCTGTCAGGGATATCAGTCCTGAGCTTCAGGCGAAGCTGATCGCCGTTTACGGCGCCGATGCATTCTCCTACCAAGTTTCTCCCGTCGAGCCGCCCCGACCGCCAGATCAGTCAGGCGCTGCAGCTTTGCCAGACCGCAAGCCGCGAAAGAAGTCAGCACGTCAGTCACGTGGTCGCGCTTCCGTTTCGGCACGTCAAAAACCTCCCGCAGCGCCGGGTGGTTCCTCCAAGTCGTGAAGCAAACCGCCGAGCGACCGCCCTCTTTGCTTCTTTAATCAAATACCGGGGATAGGCGCCGGCAAGACGCTATTTGCCAACTTGGCCAGCGCCAACGCAATTGTGGGGACGGCAACCTTGAGGTGTCAAGGGTTACCCGCAATCGCACTTGCCGTTTCGGCGATTTCGCGTATGCTTTCCGCCATGGCAGGCAAGAGGATCGTGCAATGTCCTGGGCCATGCGGCTGTACAACACCACCGACAAGCGGGAGTTAATCGCGCAGGTCGTCGTCAACGACGAAGTCCCGGTCTATCTGCGCGCGTATGACGTGGACGCGCATGACGGCCGGGGGAGCATTGCAATGACGCGCGACATCGGCCTGGCGCGGACGTGGTGCACGCAGCATGAGGTGATGCTGGCATGGATGCGGCAATCCACCATTAAGCCCCTGCGCCCGGACGGCAAGCCCAACCGGCCGCTGACGGCCTATAGCGTGGCAGCGGTGCCGGTATGAGGCCGCCGAGCCCAAGGCGTTTGATGGCAGCCGTCAGCGAGGCGCAGCAGGCGATAGCCGAGGTGATCCGGCGTGGCGGCGACATCGATCCCAAGCTGCGTGCTGACACGATCGAAGGCGAGAGCGATGCGTTGGAACTCATGGACCGCCTTGCCGATCTGGTCATGTCCGACGAGGTGCTGGCGAAGCTGGCGCGAGAGCGGGCGTTGCGGCTGGAGAAGCGTGCGGACGCCAACCGCACCGTGATCCAGCGCATGCTGATTGCATTGGAACTGGGCGAGCCGCTGGAGCGTGCGACGTACACCGCGAGCCTGGCGTATCGCAGCACAGCGGTTGTTACTGACGCCAGTCTGCTGCCCGAGGAGCTGATCCGCCGCGCGCCGGACATGCGGCTGATCGACAAAGTGTTGCGTGACGGGCAGGCCGTCCCCGGCGCCATGCTCAGCAATCCGGAGCCACACCTGATGCTGGGGACGAAGTAGCATGAGCGACGAAGTTACCGCGATTGTGCCGGCCACCCGCACGTCGCTGTCGTTTGACGAGGTGGTGCGGCTCGGCACGTTTATCGCGAAGAGCGGTTTATTCGGCATGAAGACGGCGGAGCAGGCGATTGCGTTGATGATGATCGCGCATGCGGAGGGGAGGCATCCGGCGTTAGCGGCGCGGGACTATGACATTATCCAGGGCCGCCCCACCAAGAAGGCCGAGGCGATGCTGCGGGATTTCCTCGATGCCGGCGGCCGCGTGCAATGGCACAGCCTGAGCGACGACATTGCGGACGCGACATTCAGCCACCCGCAGGTGAGCGCGGTGCGGATTACGTGGGACATGGCGCGGGTGCAGAAGGCGGGGCTGCGGGGCAAGGACATGTATGCCCGCTTCCCGCGGCAGATGCTGCGCAGCCGTTGTGTGTCCGAGGGAGTGCGCACGATCTGGCCATCCGCCACGGGTGGCATGTACGTGCCCGAGGAAGCCGCGCATATAGATGGGGAGGCAGTGCAGGCGACAGAGCCATCTGTCGATGACAGGCGCGAGCAGATCAACGCCGAGGTACCGCTGGCGCCGGACCCGCTCGAAGTCCGCAGCCTGGCGCAGTGGCGGCTCAATCTCAAGGCCGCGCTGGCGGGCGCTACAACGCTCGCTGATGTGGAAACAATCAGCGGCCACCGTAGGGTGCTGGACGCGCTGAATACCGCACCCGAGACAATCCGCGTGGAAGTGCAGAAGGCACTGGACGAGGCGCACCAGCGCTTCGTTGGCTGGCCGGACGATCCGGTCCGCGAGCTGATTGCCGAGGTGCAGGAGATGGACCTGGTCCAACTCAACCAGTTGCGCACCGACGCGGCATGGATTGTGCGCGTGCGGGATGCGGTGGTCATTCCGCCGGACGAGGACCGGCTCAACGAAGCGATAGCCGAGAGGAAGGCAGAGCTGCAGGGGAGGCAGTGACATGGACGAAGGCGAGGTGGAACGCCGTCTTGAATATCTGCAGTGGCAGGTTGACGAGCTGCGCCGGCAACTGACCGACCATACGATGACGTATCAGGCGTTTGTGCGCGCTGCGCAGGAGATGTTTGCGCATATCGATCCTCATGACTGAGATCACGATTGACGAGATGGTGCGTGAGGCAAAGCGCGAGCTGATCTACCGCAAGACGGTATTCGCCCAGGCGGCGCGCGAGGGGCGGATGAACATGCGCGAGGCGGAGCGGCGGATAGCGGTGCAGCAGGCGATTGTGCTGACGCTGAGCAGCATGGCTGACGTGGACCATGTGACATGATCTGCGACCAGTGCACCGAGCCGGCGATGGCGATTGCGCCGGGCACTGAGCCGGTCCGCGAGTTGTTTGTGTTGTCGGATGGCGCGCCGCTGCGGTGCTGGTGCCTGTGCCACTGGGCGGCGCGGTTCGGCATGTCGCTGGCGGTGATGCCCGCAGAGAAGAGCGCGGCACCGTCGTGAAACGTCCGTTTGCAGAGGTGGCCAGATGAGGCAATGGCACAAGACGCGGAAGGACGTGATAGCGCGGCTGGCGCAGGAGTTTGTGCGCAACGGAGAGCAACCAATGCATCACGCCAGTGAT